TCCACCTTGTCGATATCTTAACACAGCTTGGGTCATAGAATCAACATAGTCATCATATTGTCCGTTAGGAAACGCTGCACATTCCTCTATTACTTCCTGTGCCCAGTGTTCCTCTAAAGGTGCGTACACCATTCCAGACTCAAAGACAGGAGCACAGCTATTTATTCTTGTGTGCTTGTCCCGACCACGTGCTGGAACAAAATCAATTACAGGTATTCCTGCACGTCTAAGCTCATGAATTAGTGGTTGCCCCGAAGCTTTAGCTTCAATTATTACGGTTTCCGGTTCCCAGTAATGATATTGCTCTAAGGCAACATTTTTTAAATCTGGAAAATCATACCTACCTTTCATAGCATCTAATAGTATAATTGCTTTCTCATAACCCTCTACAGGTTCAAAAACACCCCAGGTAGTAATAGCAGAATAGTCGGCAGTTTCTTTTTTAGAAAATGCAGTATCATAACTTTGTATGACATGTAGTAATTTTGGTAAATGTTCTTTATCGTAGTCCTGCCACCAATCCCTTTTTATAATTGCACCCTCTTCTGAGGTTGGGTCCTGCATGTATTGTGCATTCCAATTTTTTGTAGATATTGAGGCTTTAACAGAATCTAAATCTTCTTTAGACCAATACTCAGGCCATACAGGTTTATCATCTGGCATGATTGCAGGGAAAGAAATTACTTTCCATTGATCTGCTTTAGTTTCACTTTGTGCCTTAACCAACCTTCCTGTAAGATCATCAGTAGCCCAACGAGTCATGACTACAAGAATACGGCCACCGGGTTGTAAACGTTGTCTGGGTCCTGAACTGTACCACTCGTAAGCACGTTCCATCGCTGTATCGGACAAGGAATCTTGTTCCGTATGTGGATCATCTATAATAAGCAAATCGGCCCCTCGTCCTGTAATAGCACCGCCAACACCCGCTGCAAAGTATTCACCACCATGATTGGTTTCCCACCTGCCTTTTGCTTTACTGTCTTCACGTAGTGTAACATTTCCAAATATCTCTTTATACTCCTTGGTGTTCATTAAGTTTCTAACCTTGCTACCGAACCTCGAAGCAAGTTCAGCGTTGTGAGATACTTGCATAATTTTTTTCTTAGGATACTTACCAACATACCAAGCAGGGAATAAATAAGAAGCAAATTCAGATTTAGTATGACGTGGTGGCATATTGATCACGAGCCTCTTTGCATCACCATCTGCGATATCTTGAAATGCTTCAGCAATAATTTGATGGTGCCCAAAGTTTTTTGGGTCCTTTGTTTTACGATATATAAAATCTTGCCAAACAGACTCTGCAAAAATTAAAAAATTATCTTGGCATAACTTGATCCACTCCAACTGTTTTTTAAGAATTACATCTTTTAATTCATCTTCAGTTAAATTTTCTATTTTCATCTCGTTTGGGACCCTAGTATATTTGTATATCCTACTTTGTAAACCCTTTCGCTACAAAAAACCTAGCCTGGCAACGCGAACCCTGATGGCAAAAAAATTAAAAACGATTTTGAGATTGATTATGAGCCTTGCTATGCAAGGTATAGGATAGATACACCAATGGCGTCAGTTAAGACGCCATTGGTTATGTGTTAATTATTCTGTGTTGTGTATTGCTTGAACAAGTGTACTAAACTTTTTAAGTATGTTGTCCTTGAACTCGTCAACGATTGGGTTGCCTACATTCTCAAGGATATGTTTTTCACACTCGCCCATTAACAGTTGAAACATGATCTCATAGTTGAGTTGTTTTTTCTGTCCATTGTCCACCACCATGTCAGCAAGTGATGTAGGTGTGTTTGCGTTTAACTTCTCACTCAATACATTAGCTATGTTAATCAAATCATTATTAGGCATTTGATACCTCGCCAATAGCTTTGTATTCACAATAAGCAATTTGCTTTTGGTGTGAGTTCCATAAGTCAATGTGATTAACTTTGAACTTATCTTTGTCAAAAGATTTTCTAACTCTATTAATCTTTTGAAGTCCAAAACTATTTCCATGCTCATCTTGAACAATGATTAAGTTTTGATTTGTTCTATCAAACACATTAACAATATTTTGTTTCATTGTGTCTAACTCTTTACTAAGTCTATTAGACTTTAGCTTTAACTTAGCATAAGCAACAACTATTTTTTTTTCGTCTTGCTTTAGCTTTTTTATTGCGTTTGTCATATTTACCTCTTTGTTAGTTTGACCCATTCAATATATATCTTATTAAATCTTATGCAATAGTTAATTTATCTTTTTTAATCTTTTTTTTAAGGTCTTTGATAGGTATTCGCTTATCTCCATTAATACTAATACTAACATCTTCTATATCTCCTATTTTATTTACTAAAAAATTTAAGAAATCATTTTCCCGTGCCGTCCCCTGCTGTTGTTTAGTTTTATCTTTATCAAACTTGCCACCACGAGAACGAGACGAGACGGCATTAGCCGTCTCGTTAATTTTATCTTTAGCCATTACCAACTACACCAATATTCAACGACCTTACTATCATTGATCGCTTGTTCACAAAACTTTAAGAACTTGATGTCTTGTTCCTTGTACTCTTTCACACTATCCTCTTGGAACTGTTGCCCCCAGAAAAATCCGTCCTCAGCTACATAATCTTTGTAGCCCTCTTGAATTTGTTCTGCCAATTCTTTAACGACTTCTTCGGTCATATAGCAGGGGGCTTCGCAATCGCCATTAAAACCTAAATGAGAAAGGTGTCCCTCATGCTCATGGTGTGAGTTTTGTTCGTCCCACTTCTTCGCCATGAACTGTTGTAGTCTTGCGTGTTTTCTCCACACAAAAACATTTTCTTTATCTCCGTAATCATCATCAGAATAGTATTGTTCCCAATCTACCTTTTGACCTCGAAGGTGTGCGTGTTGATCTAATCCCATAACTTTTCTCCTTTGTTGATTAATTCTAATGTCTTATCGTATCTTATATACTAATGCAACAATTATCTTTTAGAACCATTCTAAAGTAGAAACCCAAACCTTTTTACCAGCAGGTGCATCTGCACGGGTGCTGTACCCAGCAGTACCTTCTGCGCAGGGGGCTCACCCTTATTAACGAGACGAGGCACGACATCACAGTAGTCCAACGAGCGAGAGCATCAGGATCCCAGTGCCAGCTAAGGTTAGTCCTGGGAACATGAAGAGAAGGCATAGCCAAACGACAACGACAGTCACTTCGCATCACCAGCTGCAGGTCCATCCTCCTTCACCTCTGACTCCGCCCAGGTATTACCGTTAGCAATGCAGCGAGATCCGGGGGCACCGGTAAGCGCGTATACTTTTCCTTCTTCAGGTTTGTCAATTGAATGCGCAGCTTCTGCTGCAGATGCAGGACCAGCTGCATGTTTTCTTTTGTTCATAGTTCTCCTTTGGTTAACGAGCTACATATAAGATACGATGGGATACCTGTCAAGGCCTTTCTTTGATTTTTTTTAATCTTTCTTCAAACGACCATTTCTTTTCATCGGGAAGTTCTCTTACCACATCAGCTACCAGCTCCTGAAGGTCAGTCACCTGCTGCTGGAGCTCATCTACTCTCTTGCTGTAGGAACGAGCTTTGTTCTCTCCTCGAACGAGATCGAGGGCATCGAAATCTATTGCCATTGTTTCTCCTTTGTTTAGTCTGACCATACGACATCATGGGATACCTGTCAACCACGAAGTTCTCCTGCGCCAGCACCCCCTGAAGCTCACGCTGCGGGGGCTCACCAGTGGCCAGTAAACGAGAACGAGGTTTGTCATCAAACGAGAACGAGAAACGAGAGCTTCACCTGCTGCTGGATCCCAGGCCACTGATCAAACAAAGAGGGAAAAGATCAGTGGCCAGGGAACGAGAACGAGGATCAGGCTGCATCGGGAGGCCGCCCCAGCTCCTGAAGGATGCGCTGCTGGACCGTTGGCCATTGTAACGGGAACGAGAACGAGGCAAACGGGATCAGTGAACGAGCATCAGTGAACACGGACACCGGTCTGTACAGTTTAAGAGACTTCTGCAAGAGGGTCTCTTTCAAGATAATTACTTTGCCTCCTGCCATAATATATTTGTTAATCCATACAATTTGCCACTTATTTAGCTTAGGATAACTTAACGAATCTGATTTTAATTCAATCCAAAATACTTCATTACTTAATACAGCATGAATATCAGGAATACCGTTGATTGTGCTAGATTCTACGCGAGTTAGAAAGCAATCAGTCAGTCCTTTTTTGACCTTTTGCCATAGTCTAGTTTCCCCATTTGTATTAGACATGATTAAGTAAGTTTTATAACTTTCAACGATATAATTACTGAAGTAGGAATAATAACTGTGCTACCAATATCATCAAAAGTAGGTTTATTTTTTGATTCAATGTAATCTCTAAACAATTTAGTTACACCATTTTTTTGATCGAGTAAGTAACCCTTTGAAACACACACGGGAAGTTTTTCTTTTTGTAAAATGGATAAATTACTCCAACCACTATCATCTTCTATATCAAGCCACTTGACCTCTACAAAGGAATAATCTTCGATATTGTTACTAAGATGTTTAATTGTTTTAAGTTTTTTAATTTTCCTGTTCATCAATCACTACTTTAATTTTACCAACTGAAGTAGTAATAGTAGAGTTGTGTACTTGGTTAAAAACATCTAACCACTCAGACCAACTAGCTTTCTTCAATTGTTGTAACGTCTTCGGATTCAATTTGGATCGTTTTGGCGTTGTAGCCATCGATCTTATTTGATAATTCCTCAAGCTTTTTTTCAAGTTGCTCACGTGACATACCCTCCAGACCACTAACAGTAACCTCTTTCCTATCAACATAAGC